GGATAAAACCTTCTGTTACACCTTCAAGTTCGGCAGGCGTAGTTTTAGCGAACTCTTTGATCCATGCGGTGGCTTTGTCGCCCTCTTCAATAGACCCCATTAGCGTATTGATTTGGGTTTCTAACTGCTCGAATTTCGCGCCGGTGTTGATGATCCCGCCGATCGCGTTCTTCAGCGCGTTAATGCCGAGATACGTAGCTCCTAACGCGATAATACGACTTGTAAGTGAAGCAACACCTTGAGATAAAGGTGTTACATCATTAGCAGATGAACTGAACTGTCGACGAATAGACTCACGCGCATTTCGGGCTTGAGTCGCCATTTGCGAAAAAGTCTGCTGAGTCGTTACACCAGCCTGTTTAATCTTCTGACCAAACTCTTTGGTGTAAGCCTTTAAACGAATTCCGAATTTAAAATCTGACATGCTGAACCTCTCAGCTCAGTAGAAGAAAGCCCAGATTGACTGGGCTATTGAGGGATACTTAGACGACGAACTTGCCGTATTTACTGATGCCGGTACCACTTTTGGTTTCATCCATTAGGACTGTGAATTCAAGAGGTAACTCAGCGAAGTCATCACCCAGTAACGCCATAGCAGAAGCAGGGCTAAATTTGATTCGGTACAGTTCCACCGGACAAGGCTTACTATCTGCCTCATTCACACCGTCCCACACGAGACGATATGTTTTACCTTCTACGGTAAGCAGCTCGACCTCGGTGGTTGCTAAGGATGTGTAACTGATCTTGATGGATTCGCCGTCTGTTATGCTTCCCGCCTCAAGAATGCGAATACCTGAATTACCAATGACATAATCAACATCTACGGTATAGGTGGTATCACCTGCATTGTTTTTTACGTCTATTGTGATGGACTTATCAGGTGCCTTATTAAACGGCACAAAGCCATCCGAATGAGCAACATGGACCTCATCTACAATAGCCTCGACTGTACCTGCTGTTGTGGAACCTCGTGCCCCAATTGCTAAGTTCTCAGGCGTTAAGTCATGCCCTGTGAGGCTACCAGCCATGTTCGAGACACGCTTAATTTCATCGTATTTACCGCCGCCTACTTCCATATAATTCATCATGGACTTAGCATCTTCTTCGAAGCTCACTTCCAAGCTTGAGCAGTTACCAAACGGAATTAAGCCGGTAGAGCCGTCTACTTCTTCTAGATAGATTGGACCTTTACCAATAAAGGTTCGTTTTTTAAAAGCCATACCCTGCTCCTATGTGCGTTTAATGACTCGAGATACTTCAAAACTCATGGGGTAATACCCATAGGTTTCATCATAAAAAGGTTTTTCAGGGGTAACCGGTACGAGCGAGCTGTAATAGCCCTGAGGAGTGAAGCCCATTAGCGACGACATGACTTGTTCCATCAGGCCTTTTGCCTCACCGCTCAAGCCGCTAGAGTTTGTATTGCCAGCCTGTAAAATAACGACAACATCCCACTGCTCTTTAATACCAACCGTCTGATTGTTCTGAGCTGTTTTATCAACGCTGTAGCCACCGTAAAGCACTACCGCCGCTGGAGCTCTGAGCTGATTCGCTCTCATATCAGCATCATCAGTGCTGATGACCTCGGTAAAGATATCTAAGGCCTCAAGCTGCTCAACGATTTGGGGTTCTGGAGCCATGAACATTAAACATTACCTCGCTCTATTCTCGTTAAGTACGCCATTATTGAAGCTCTTATACCCTCCTGCCACTTAGTCGGCATTCCGCGCTGATCCGGCAAAATAGCTCGGCCTGGCACATTCATTTTTCTGGTATGAGCACTTACCCTAACCCTAATTGCTGACGGCAAAGTTCGACCAAATACACTCTTAATTAAGCGATCATGTGCACTTACGTTTACTGACCCTGTATATCCAAGCGACTGCATACGGGCATAAACCGTATTGGTTCCGATCTCAACCGCCGAACCATCCAAATCAACGGCGTAAGTCATTGAGCTTCGCAAGCGCCCAGTATCCCGTAAGGGTTGGCCGCTACGGTTGCTGATAGGCTTCCATGCTTTGCCATAAGGGTCTGAACTGGTTCGGAATTGCTGACGTACCTTGTTAGTAAGACGACTACCAATCAGATCCATAAAAGGAGCTGGGCGGAAACCAAACTCAATTAGCCGCTGAATTAAGGGAGTGAATTCGTCGTGTACGATTTCAATTGAAGAGTCAGCCATTAATAACCTTCCATATTGGCCAAACTAAACAAACGATCTTTTGCGTTTCGAGCGGTGACGATTTCGCCGGTCGTGGATACACCGCTCGGGTCGACGTTTCCCAGCGTAGCCCTTCCCGCTGATACATCTTTAAGAAATAGAAGAGCCTCTTGGTTGCGCTTTTCAACCGTTTCAGGGCACTTGTCATCGTAAAGGCGATAACGAGTGATATCAGCACAGGCTCGCTTTATAGCTGATGTTGTAGCTGCCTCAACCAAAGGTGTCGCGTAGCGGTTGCCAACATATGAGTCGATGACACTTTCAGCATCAGTAATAGCGGAATCAATAACGGACTCAACAATAGCGCCAGTATTAGAGCGATCAGTTAACCGCAACAGTTCTCGCTCGCCAAAGCGTTCTATTAAAAAGTCCGTATCGATGTATGCCATTACTTAGTCTCACCTTCCGCTTTAGGCTTAGTCTCGGCAGCTGCTTTTGATGCGGCTTTAGGACTCACATGCGCCTTAACGCTTGCGACTTCACTTTGGGTTAATGCCAATTCTTCACCGGCTTTAAATAGCTTTCCGCCATGGCGAACGCGGCTACCGTCTTTAACAATAAACGCGACTTTCTTTGCTTCAGTCATTACCACTACCTTTCTTAGTAAGATTAAAAAAGCCCCCTTACGAGGGCAAAGCCACTACCACTGCTGAATTAAGCGACTACGTTTTCTAGGAAATAAGCTACGTCATCACAAACGATTTGCTCATTTACAGACTCACCAACACGGACTCGTACACCGCCACGTAAGCCGATGTTGTCATCTTGACGAGTCATGGCCACTCGACCCTCCCAAGCCGCAGTCCAACCAAAGGTGACGCCGCCCTGAGGTCGGGCATTTCGATTGCGATAAATGAGTGAACAATGATTACCCCACAATTTAGAAAGGTTCATTTCCTGACCTTTGTTAGCAGCGTTGTATTTAGCGCGGCCAACGATGATTTCTTCTAGCTCAAGCAGCTCACGCAAATACGCCAACGGAACCAAGCCCTGATCACCTAAGGTACCGTTGTACGCTTTGATAACATCTGGATGCTGGCGTAATTGAAGTGCCGCATTGCTCCCTAACGTCATCACATTTGGCCGAACCATCGGCGTCTCAAGTGCATCTAAAAGCTGAACGATAGGCTTAGCATTCGCCTTGTCATTCCACTGGTCAGTACCCGTGATAACTTCTTTATAACCAGCGCCATAGGTGTTCGGATTAAAAACCAGATCGGCCACACGCTTTTCACGACCAAGCGCTACTAGCTCAGAAAGCATTTCAGTAGCATGGCCTTTCGGGTTAAACCCGATCGTATTCTTAGCCTGTAGGATGTCTTCATTAGGGATAGGATCTTCAAGGCCAAAGTCTTTAACGGAACCATCCATATCAGTGAAACCAAACTCGATTTCATTAGGACGACCGGTACGGCCAACCGATGTATCAGGAATAGTGAAACGCTCTTCAGTGTTGTACTTTTTCCACTTGTATTGACGCCCACCTACAGGCAGGCGCGGAAGAACCTTATCCGCCACGAAAGCGGCGTTCGTATACGCAATAGCGATTGCGGTTAGGCTCGGATTTACTACAAAATTAGTTTTGCTCATGGTTCAATTTCTCCTCTTAGCCCTGAACACTTCCAGCGCCAAGCAGCACTGAACCAATATCACCAGCAACGCCACTAGCCATTGCACGACCTGCTACGACATCACCAGCAACGGCGACAACGGCTTTACCATCGGCATCAGCGGTTAATGGGTTGCCTGCGGTGACAACGCCGCCGAATTCAACTTCAGCGATTCCCATCACAACTACATCGACACGATCACCAACAGCGTCCGCACCAATTAAATTAGCTACGCCAAAGCATTGATCTGCGGCCGAGGCGGCCTGTTCGATCTGGCTAGGAGACGCTGCAAATTTAACCAGACGATATGGGCTCACGACTGACGCAGCGGTAAACGTTTTATTCAAAATTTCATTGCGCATCACAAACCCCTACTGTTTGTCTTTGCCAGCTTCTACAGACTCGCACGCTTCTGTGAAACTCATCTCAATACCCTTCGCTTCTTGCTCGGCTTTGAAGGCTTTAGCGCGCTGAGCAATCTGATTAGGATCCAATTCACTAAATGATTCATCGGAGTCACCTTGTTCTCCAAAAGGCACTTGCTTAGGCATCCCAGCCGTAATGGCCTTCATCGCCTCCAGCTGAGAAACCGCTTTTTTCTGATCACCTTCAGAGAAATCTAAGCTCACTTCTTCAGATAGGGTTTCCATAAACGCAACAAGGTTGTCACGCTGTACAGGTAAAACCTGACCAGTACTCACTAAGCCATCTACGTGACCAACAATTAGCTTCTTTCGTGTCTCTGCTTCACGAGACCTCAATGTGTTCTCACGCTCTTGAAATGAGGCGTTAGCCGTTTCTAAGTCCGTGTTCTGCTGCTTCAGGCGGTCTATCTCAGCCTGCATTTCCTTAGGATCCATATCGCCTCCGTTAAGGTCTGGATTTTCGTTTTCACCAAACGCAGGCAGACCCGCGCTATCGTCTGAATCGTTTAATTTGTCACGGGCAGAGTTTTCTAAATCGCTGACAGCGTAATCAGGAATAATCTGATCAGCTTCTTCTTTGCTGAACTTGTCGATGATGAACTCACGTAACCGGCGAAAGATGCCTGCTTGAGTTTGTGAATCCCACGAATCGGAAAACTCAATTACACCTTCTTCTGCTTCATTAAATTCAACGCCTTTAAGACCTTTCACGGCAGGCGGTTGAGCACCAAGGAAACCAACATGACGAAGATAGTAGGTACCTGGAACCGGATTGACTGGGCTATCCGGCGTATAGAACGAAGCTGAAACTTTCTTGAAGCGGCCCTTCTGAACCATTTCCTCAAACGCTTCATCGATCTGATCAGGCACGACAAAAACACCGCCATTTTCCTGATACTCCATCGTTCTAACCCACCCATAAGCCGGGTGATTGTCTTTAGGGTGTCCAACCACAACGGGGGCTTCATGCAGCTTTGGGTCATACGCAAGAACCGAGGCTTTAAGCTGATCTTCTGAAAAATCCAGCTCGGTACCTGATGCGGAGGTATGTTTTCCTGATTTGAATATGTGGATGCGTTTCATCTGCCCACCTGTGTTTTATACAAGTGGGCAGAATACGGTTTGAAGAGATATGCAATAAGGCGGTGTTATGTCCGCTAGGCGAGATCCATGACCTCGATCGTTATAGATGATGAGAAGTTGAAGCTAGTTACACCCTCTGCAACAGCCGTTACACCGGCAGGCATAGACGCCTGAACACCCGCATTATTAATGCGATATAGGACTGATTCGGAAACTCTAACCGCCAAAACATCGCTTGTATCTAGCGACGCTGCTGTGACTATTCGGTTAGGTGCGAATGCTTGAATGTTACCGTAATTGTTAGATGGAATAGGCATGAGATGGACCTTTTAATAGGTTAAAGGTCTCGAATATATCCCTATTAGAACCTGATGCTCACTACGGCTTATGTCATTGATGAAGAGGCCAATGTCTCTAACATGATGTTACGAGCATCTGCGGGCGTCAGGTCTACAGAAAACTCCGGCCAATTATCAAGCCCAAC